GATACAAGCAGCTTTAGCAGAAAGCATACTAATACAAGACAGCCCATACATACCTGATTACGCATTAGCCGTAGAAATAACATCTTTAATATTAGGTGTAATTATAATGTGGTTATTAATCAATTTATTAGGAATTACTTTAGGAGTAAGTCTAGCTATATTAACTATGGGTCTTACTTTGTTTGGCGGTTATTCAATCGTGCAACAAGGTGTTCTGATAGATGTTACTTGGATTTTTATTTCTCAGTTTATAACAGCAACCGTTGCATTTTATTTACGGTTTAGAGAACAATACAAATTAAGACAGCAGATTAAAAAACAATTTGAGCATTATTTAGATCCTAGACAAGTTAAACAACTACAAAAGAATCCAGATCTTTTAAAGCTAGGTGGTGAGAAACGATACGCAACCTTCCTTTTTACAGATGTTAGAGGCTTTACGTCTATGTCTGAAAGATTGGAACCGGAAGAAGTAACTTACATAATGAATAAAGCTTTAACTGCACAACAAAAGGCAGTTCAAAAGCATGGGGGTATGGTAGATAAATACATAGGTGATGCCATGATGGCCATATTTAATGCACCTTTAGATTTAGATTTTCATGAAAACAAAGCTATAGATTGTGCCTTGGATATACAAAAGAATATGGAAGATTTAAATATAGAAATGGCAGAAAAAAACTTACCGCCTGTTGCTATTGGTATTGGAATAAATACAGGGTATGCGGTTATAGGTAATATGGGTAGTGAATCAAGATTTGATTATACGGCTATAGGGGATGCGGTTAACACAGGAGCAAGATTAGAAAGTGGTACAAAAGATGCTGGAGTTGATTTGTTGATTGGCTACAATACTGCCATAAAAAGCGATTATAGGTTAAGATTATTAGAACCTTTAAAGGTTAAAGGTAAAGATAAACCTTTGGAAATATACACATGGGAATGAAACTATCATTAATATTAGGCGGTTTGTTGTTTGTAACAATAACAGGATCTGGTTGGTATATAAATTATTTAGGAGAGCAGGTTAGTACGCTTAAAGGTAATCAAATTGTTCTAGAAACACAAATCCAAGAACAAAACGAATCTATAGAGCGTTACTTAGAACAACAAAAAAACCAACAAGTACAACTTAACCAATTAGAAGCTGAGAAAAGAGAGGCTATGGAAGATGTAAATAGATTGCGTAAGACTTTTGCAAAACATGATTTAGATAAATTGGCCCTAGCAAAGCCAGGATTAATGCAAAGTAAGATTAACAAAGCTTCTGCTAGAGTAATGAGTACCTTAGAAGAACTTACTAACCCAAATCAATTTGATGAAAAACCTATTACTAATTAGCTTGTCGTTAATGATGGCCAGTTGTTCTTTGATGCAATCTTCTATCAAACCAGTACAGGTAAAAAGTATTGCTGAAAGACCGCCGATGTATCATCCACCTTTGCCTTATCCTATGAGTCTATCTGAAGTAGATTGGGAGATCATGACACCTGAACTAATGAAAATATATCTTCAAGACTTAGAAAACGGAGACGCACCTAGAAGAGCATACTATTCACTATCTAGTAAAGAGTATGAAAATTTAAGTATGGATATGGCTGAGATTACCCGTTGGTCTAAAGATATTTTATCTATTATCAAGTATTATAGAGAATACGATAAACAAGAGGAAAAGACTAATGAGTAAGTCACCAGATGAATTTGTATATAGAGCTACTTTAGACCGTATAGTGGATGGAGATACCTTTGATTGCATATTAGATCTAGGTTTTGACGTAAAACTACATAAACAAAGAGTAAGGCTTGCAGGTATAGATACTCCAGAATCTAGGACTAGAAACTTAGAAGAAAAAGCTTTAGGCCTTAAGGCCAAAGAAAGATTAAAAGAATTATGCACAGGTACATTTAAACTAAAAAGTTTAGGTAAAGGTAAATATGGGAGAATTCTTGGCGTTCCTTATACAGAAGATGGCAAAGATATTTGCGCCACACTCATTAAAGAAAAACACGCAGTTGAATACTGGGGCGGTACTAAAACAGGACACGTTAAAAAAGACGGTACTTGGGGCGAGTAAGATGCAAATATCCGAAGAAGGCACATCTTTAATAAAATCTTACGAAGGTTGTGAGCTAGAGTCATATCAAGATTCTGTTGGGGTTTGGACTATAGGCTATGGACATACTAAAGAAGTCAAAGAAGGCGATAAGATAAACCAAAACGAAGCAGAGCATTTATTACAAGAGGAGATGCCTGAGTATGAAGGATATATAAATAATATGGTCAAGGTACCTTTAGATCAATGTCAGTTTGATGCTTTGGTTTGCTGGGTATATAACTTAGGTCCAACTAATCTAAAAGATTCTACGCTTTTGCGTATTCTTAATGAAGGAGATTACGGCGGAGTTCCAGAACAAATTAAAAGGTGGAATAAAGCTGGTGGTGTAATTTTAGGTGGTTTAGTAAAACGAAGAGAAGCTGAAGCTAATTTATTTGAAAACAAAGAATGGAGTAAAGTTTAAATGCCATTACAAAAAACAATATTTAGACCTGGAATTTATAGAGAAGGAACTGATTACGATAATGAAGGTGGTTGGTTTGATTGTAATTTAGTACGTTTTAGAAAAGGCAGGCCAGAAAAATTTGGGGGGTGGAGTAAACTTACAAACAATACTTATTTAGGTACGGCTAGAGCCTTACATCCTTGGGTTTCTTTAAGTGGCACCAAGTTTTTAGGTTTAGGTACTACTTTTAAATATTATATAAATGAAGGCAATAATTTTTATGATGTTACCCCCATTCGCAAAACAACAACAAATGGGATCACCTTTGCCGCTACTAATGGAAGTTCCACTATAACAGCTACTGATAACGGTCATGGGGCCGTAATAAATGACTTTGTTACTATTGCTGGGGCTGTTTCTTTAGGCGGTTTAATTACAGCAGAAGTGTTAAATCAAGAGTATCAAATTACTTCTGTTACAACTAACACTTATACATTTATTGCCAAAGACACATCAGGGACTACGGTTACTGCAAATGCAAGCGACTCAGGTAACGGAGGTTCAGGGGTAGATGGGGCATATCAAATAAATGTTGGATTGGATGATTATGTGTCTGGAACTGGTTGGGGAGCAAATGCTTGGGGTGAAGGTACTTTTGGTTCAGCTAGTGCTTTAAGCGAAACTGGTCAGTTAAGATTATGGACGCATGATAACTTTGGTGAAAATTTAATTATTAATCCTAGAAATGGTGGAATATATAAATGGGTTGAAAATAATGGAACAAATACTAGGGCGGTAGAGCTATCAGGTATTAGTGGAGCCAATCAAGTTCCTACCGTTGGTTTACAAGTTATTACTTCAGAAAAAGATAGACACTTGATAGTGTTAGGTGCAGATCCTATTTCTGGAACTACCAGGACTGGTGTAATTGATCCTATGTTGATTGCATTTAGTGACCAAGAAAATGAGTTAGAGTTTGAACCAAAAACTACCAATACAGCAGGATCTCTTAGATTATCCTCTGGATCCTCAATTATTGGTGCGGTTAAATCAAGACAAGAAATATTAGTTTGGACTGATACTGCTCTATACAGTATGCAATTTACCGGTCCACCTTTTACTTTTGCAGTAAACCTTATTAATGAAGGTATAGGCTTAGTTGGACCCAAATCAGCAGTTACAGCCGCTCAAGGTATCTACTGGATGAGTTATAACAACTTTTATGTTTATAACGGTAGTGTTCAGACTGTTCCTTGTACCGTTCAGAATTATGTTTTTGGTGATATTAATTTAGGTCAGTCTTTTAAAATACATGCTTTTACTATTGCAGATAAAAATGAAGTTGGATGGTTTTATTGTTCATCAAGTTCCACAGAAATAGATAGATATGTAATCTATAACTATATTGAAAATATTTGGTTCTATGGAAATTTAAGCAGAACTGCTTGGCTAGATGCTGGAATAGAAAACTATCCTAGTGCTGTTAGTGATGGTTATCTATATCAACAGGAAACAGGTTTTAATGATGATGGTTCTCCTATGACTAATGTGTTTATAGAAAGTTCTGATTTTGATATTAGTGATGGTGAACAATTTACTTTTATAAGAAGAATTATTCCTGACTTTAAATTTTTACAAAATGATAATGCTGGCAATATTAATATAGTTGTTAAAACAAGAAACTTTCCTGGAGAATCTTTAAGTACTAATTCTACTAACGCTATTTCCTCTTCTACTACACAAGCCTATGTAAGAGGTAGAGCAAGACAAATGGTTTTAAGGTTTGAATCTGATGATGATGCTAGTGATGGTGGTAATTTAAGTATTGGATGGAGACTAGGAGCTACAAGGATAGATACAAGGCCTGACGGCAAAAGATGAGCAAGATACTACAAACTCAACTACCTATTGCCATAGGAGATGTAAGCCCAGAAGTTTTTAACAGATTAATAAGAATACTAGAAATTAATCTTGGTGCTGTAGATGTAGATCAAACTCAACAAGTAAATGAATCAGATAAAAATACTTTAAATTTTTTAGCTGGAAGTATTATTTGGAATACAACATTAGGAGTATTACAAGTTTATACCGGCAATAAATGGGCAGACATAGGCACAAGAACAAACGATCTTGGCTTTGAAATGACATCTTCTTTAGGTAAGGTAGATGTAAAAACTAACGGTAATATATCAATTAATGTCTAAAGCATTAGAAATACAAGAATATAAAACAAAAAATATATTGTTAGAACATCCTGCCGATTGGTATATAGATGATCAAACATTTCATGCAGTACAACACTCGTTAACAGATATAGTAGATTTTTATGAAAACAAAGGTAATGACAACCCTGTAAAAAATAAATTACACAAAGTCATAAAAGAACCGTTAAAAGATGTGTATACGGTTCCATTCTTTTCTGAAAAGTTTTGTTCAATATTATTGGATGAAATGCATAATCTAGAAGAGTTTTATGGGTTTATTCCTAATCCAGAAGAGGACAAACTAAGACAAATACCTGAAATAACCTTTCAAGACAATTGCCCAGAAATATATAACTCTTTGTTTCAAACAATATATACTATAGGTAATCCTATATTTTTAAATATTTGGAATAGGCACGTTAATGGTGGCGCAATTCAAATAGCTAACTATAATTTAAAGGATAAAAAACAAGGTGCTTGGCATCATGATGCTAGTGCTGATATAAGTATGGTTGTTCCTTTAAATACTGGTGAGTATGAAGGCGGCGGTACTGAGTTTTTAAATCGTGGTACGGTTGAACCATTACCTACAGGCCACGCTCTAATATTTCCGAGCTTTACTCATATGCACAGGGGGTTATCAGTAAAATCAGGAAATAGATACTTACTTGTATTTTGGTTAAAATGTATGGAAGAATAGGGTAGAATTTAAAAATGAACATTATAGACAATTCAGGAACAGGTTTAGCAGCCTTAGGACGTGACGAAGATCGGTTTATGGCACACGTTGCTCCAGGCGAAATGGTAGTTCCGCCAGTCATATCAGACAAAACAAGAGAAACAATAAGAAAAGAAATGGCCGCTGTAGGCTTAGATCCAAGTCAATATGAAGTGGGTCAGGGTATGTCTATTAACCCTATTACAGGACAAGCAGAGTTTGGTTTCTTAAAGAAACTAGCAAAAGGAGTTAAAAAGGTAGTAAAGAAGATTGCTCCTATTGCAGCCGTTATCCCTGGTCCTTGGCAACCGTATGCTGCCGTATATCAAAAAGGTGCTGCTGCAATAAAAATAGCTAAAGGCGAAGCTACTCTTGGAGACATAATGACTTTAGCTGCTGGCGGTAATCAAGCTCTTACAGGTAAGGGTGGTGCTTTTGAAGCTATCAAAACTGGTACGGCTGGTGGCTTTGGAGATATTGGAAGCGCACTAAGTAATATAGGATCTGTTACAGATGCAGCAACAGGAGTAAGTTCATTTAATCCTTTAGCATACGGTAGTAACGTATTACAAGGTATGGCTAGTGATCAACAACAAGGGTATGGAGGATTGCTTGGTGGTACTGGTCAAAAATTTAATGTTGCTACAGGTCAACTTGAAGGTGCGGTAGGGGGAGCAGGCTTTAATCCTTTTATGAAAGAAGCCGCAGTACCAACTACAACTACGGTACAGTCTGGCGACACACTTGATGATATAGCCGCAGCTAATAACACTACCGCAGAAGCTATTAAAAATGCCAATCCAGATATTATTAAAGATGTAAATAAAATTAACGCTGGTGACATAATAAAAATACCAGGTACAGCAAGCAAATCATCAAACTTTTTAAGCGGTTTAGTTAGTGGAGGTGGTGCAGATAATCAGGGGAACTATGGTGTTCTTGGAGATATAGGTGGCAGCATTACAGATTCTTTGGGACTAACTAATTATGGAGATGCGACTA